GTAAGACTTCCTTCCTGGTATTGCTTACGCCAGAGAAATAACTGGCTGGCTGCTACACCATGTTGCCGGGCAACGAGGGAGACCGTCATCCCCGGTTCAAAGCTCTGCTGAACAATTGCGATCTTTTCCTGTGTGGTACGCCGTCTGCGTTTCTCCGGCCCTAAGACATCAATCATCTGTTCTCCAATGACTAGTCTAAAAACTAGTATTAAGACTATCACTTATTTAAGTGATACTGGTTGTCTGGAGATTCAGGGGGGCAGTCTACAGACTGCGCGTACTATCAATGGGGTGTCGTTTGACGGCTCGGCAAATATTGCCTTGTCGCCAGCAAATATAGGTTGCCCGGCATCTCCTACTGGTTGGTTAACTACAGGAAGTAATGGAGGGGCAATAACGACAGCCCAGTTAGTTACTTTGTTGCAAAATAACGGGGCATTCAGTACGAAAGCATGGATCGCTCGTTGTGCATGGGCGTATGCGAATAGTGCATCCATACCAGACAGTGAAACTGGTTGTGGCATTATTCCACTGGCGGGTGCTGTGATAGAAGTATTCAGCAATAATACCAACAATTACACCATTCGAATAACAACGGCCACTACGACAAATGTCTCTGGTGCACTCACTAATGCGGAGTTTATCTATGTGTCTAATGGCTCAAGTTATTCACCTGGATGGCGCAGAGCGTATAACACTAGAAACAAACCAACAGCTTCTGATGTAGGAGCATTACCGCTTTCAGGTGGCACATTATCTGGAGGGTTAACGTCTTCTGGTGAGATCGTTTCAAAATATGCAAATGGTTTCCGCATTGCTTACGGTAACTTTGGGTTCTTTATCCGTAATGATGGGGCGAACACATATTTCCTGCTAACAGCATCAGGAGACACATTAGGTTCATGGAACGGTTTGCGACCTATTACAATTAATAATACCAGCGGTGCTGTATCAATTGGTAATGGACTAAATGTGACTGGTGGCGTAAATGGTAGTTTGAACGGTAATGCTTCAACAGCTACGAAGTTGCAAACAGCGAGAAACATCAATGGTGTTAAGTTTGATGGTTCAGGCGATATCAATATTAATACATTGGTATCTCGTGGCCGAGTTACGGCGTTAAGCGGCTCTACTCAAGGCACTGCTGGCATTCAAATGTATGAGGTGTACAACAATAGCTACCCGACCACGTATGGCAACGTATTGCACATGAAAGGTGCGAGTGCTGCTGGTGAGGGCGAGTTGCTTATTGGCTGGAGTGGTACGAGCGGTGCACATGCGCCGGTTTTCATTCGCTCCCGAAGAGATTACACAGTTGCGGCATGGTCAGCGTGGGCGCAGGTATATACATCAAGGGACTCCATTCCTGGTGTGAATGCCACTGGTAATCAGAACACTACTGGTAATGCCGCAACCGCCACAAAATTGCAGACAGCAAGGAAAATTGCTGGTGTGGCGTTTGATGGCTCTGCCGATATAACTTTGACTGCGGCTAACCTTAATGCTTACACGAAAACAGAGGTAGCAAACCTTCTAAGTTCCTATGCAAGCAGATCATCACTGACAGGCTATAGTGGCAACCTGGATATTGTTGCTGAAACACTGGTTGTCAAATCAGGCGGTAGTGGAGGGTTTGCTATATGGGATATTGGCACAACTACTAGCGGTGCCAATATGTACATTGATCCAAACCCAGGTATCAATACAGTTTGGCGTTCAACGTCTTCAAGGCGCTATAAAAAGGATATTGAAACATTACAAGATCGATATGCTGATGAACTTTTGTCATTAAGACCTGTTTGGTATCGTTCAATTTGTCGAGGTGACCGAAAGGATTGGGGGTATTACGGCCTTATTGCTGAAGAGGTTGGTGAGATTGCCCCGCAATATGTCCATTGGCGTGAACCAACAAATAATGATTCTCCAGAAGGTATTTCCTCAAATGGTATGGTCGCTGAAGGAGTGATGTATGAGCGTTTGGTTGTACCACTCATTCATCATATTCAGCAATTGACCAAAAGGGTTGAGGAGCTTGAAACGAAGTTAAATTCACCTAAAGAATAAACAACTTCAATCGGGGCTGGAGCTAAACCAGCCCCTGCTTAAAAGTATAAGGATATATTTATGAGCTATGGTGCACAGGTTTGGTCGCCATCAAGACAGGAGATGGTCAATGCGTTGGCCCCTGTTTATTACCTCGATTATTTTACTCCCTCTGGTTCAGGAAGTAGAACATATGAGGTTGAGGCGGGATTGGGAATCGACTATTACATAATGGACGTAACCAATGGAAAGTACACAAGTCTTACGGTTTCTGGAAATACCATTTCGTGGTCTGGAGCTAGTGGTAATTTAAACATATTGGTTTTTCAAAAATAATGTACGGAAGCAAGATATATCGATCTGACGGGAAGGTCTGGATGTCTCCTTCTTTGTCTCCTATCGTTTTTCAGAGAAAGCAGGTTGTTTCTTTGTCCGGCGGAACAGAGTTTAACACCAAAATATCTCCAGATCGTTCACCGATTATTTTTGTTGCCTATTCGAAAGCTGTTTCATTAATAGCCAACAGAATAGTGCGTAACAACCAGGTGATTTACAGTTTCGGAGGTCAGGGTAGCGACTCTAGTGCCACGATATACGTATTTTCGAAAGGTATAGCCAAAAAAGAAACTTGGGGCATGAGTTTTTTCAATGCACAAGGGGAGGAAATCTATAATACGGCAAATATCCCACTTTCATTTACCTTTCTTAATAATACGGAGTGGAACAGCTCTGGAGGGCATGTTTTTGATTACCCTCCAGCGATAATCCCAACATATGCGAATGTGTTCGCTGTTCCAGTACCGGGCGGAGCCATGACAATGGTTTATGGATATGCGGCATATGGAAATACTGTTAGCTCGATATTCGTAAACCAACTTAATGGCGGCCATAGTTTTAGCGTAAATGGCAGAGTACCGGTAATAAATAGAAATCTGTATAACTGATGAGTAAATGATGAAAAGATTATTTCTAACAATAGCTGTTGTTCTCTCTCTTACTGGCTGCCAGAAATTGCCGACACCTATATGTTATGGTGAAGCTATCATTGGTGGACAGGAGACAGTCATACCCATATATGCTGTTAAAAAAGTGAACGACTATACCTTATACAAAGCGGGTAGCATCTATAACTGGCGATGGGTTGGAGTAGGTGCTTTCTCATCAATCGGTTGCAATGCTGAATGATAGGTAAGTACACACCTACAACAAAAGGGTGAAATGTGATATAAATCCGCCATCCCGATTTGACTTTTCATGGAGGAAAACATGTCGAACGAGATGGCGGGCGTTACAACAGAGCAAGTTGAGCGTATTGCCGCGATCGTTGCTCGGGAGGTTGTTGGCAAATTAGGTAAAGAGCTACGTGAAGAAATTGGCCAGGAGGTCAATGATCAGCTGAAAACCTACTTTGGTGATATGACCCCGGCGCAACATAGTATTCAACACTCCAATCTGGACAAACTCCTTAACCGGTTAGATTCCATCTCAAGTGGGTTCTTTGGCGGCATTGTTTCTAAAATAACGTCGTTCATTATTACCGCACTGCTTTTGGGGTTAGCCGCGTATGGCGTAAAAAGTGGACTGCAATAACAGGAGATCAAGGATGAAGACTCCGAGAGGCATTCGTAATAATAACCCCGGTAATCTTGATAAAGGATCACCGTGGCAAGGTCTGGTTGCGAATCCAGACGAACCGCGCTTTTGCACGTTTAAAGACCCTGTTTGGGGGATTCGTGCGCTGGCGGTGACTCTAATTACCTACCACGACAAACGTCGCGCAAAAGACGGCTCAAGTATCGATACCATTCGTGAAGTTATTGAACGTTGGGCACCGCCGAATGAAAACAATACTGACGCCTACATTAATGAGGTGTCTAAAGCCGTTGGTGTAACCGCAGACATGATCATCGATCTGCATGATTACGACATCCTTCGACCTTTGGTTGAGGCAATCATTCGCCACGAGAATGGCCGAGGCCCGCTAAAAACGCTGAACACCTGGTATGCGGTAGAAGTTATTGAGGAAGGTCTGCGTCGAGCTGGCGTTGTTAAGCCGGTGAAAACCGTGAAGGCTGTTCCTGTAACTAAAGAAACCGCAGGCGCAACTGTTACAGCAGGTATTGGTCTGGCGCAGCTGGCCGATGTTATGCCGCAGGTTTCCGCTGCTATGGATAAAGCACAAGGTCATATCTCTAGCGGGGATACAGTACGCATCATCTTCGGTATTGCCACTATTGTTGTGGCAGGATTCATTGCCTGGTCGCAGGGAAGAAAACACCAGAAAGGGATGGTCTAATATGCTAGGCAGCCTGATGACAAAGCTAAAAGTTGCTTTGATTACGCTGGCTGCCGTTCTTTTCGTTCTTGTCGGCGCTTACACGATGGGCGGGAATGCGGCGCGACGAGCAATGGAAGAGAAGGCAAAACAGGAAGACAGAAAACGACTTCAAAGCACAGTGGAAGTGGTGAATGAGACGAGCAATAAAATACGTCAGAAAGATGCTTCTGCCGTTCATCGTGAGTTGTATGATAAGTGGGTGCGTCATTAAACCACAAACCGCCAGCGTATTGTTCTGCGATGGAGCTGGGCCTATCTATATCAGCAATAATGATGTGATGACCGAAGAAACCGAACGCCAAATCCTTTTTCACAATACGATGGGAGAGAGAGTTTGCGGTTGGTGATGCGAAGTTCCCCTCACTTGAGGGGAGTACATTATTCTTCGAACAATTTTTCGATAGATTTTGTAGGATAGAACAAAGAACGCTCGTTGTTACCAACCAGCTGGATAAAGTCTAAACTTTTATAAAACGCCTTGGCTTTGTCATTTAACGCCTCAACGAAAAGTCCATGAATGCCTACAGCAAGAGATGCATTGTACACAACGCGCATTGCATGTGTTACAAGCATTGAGCCAAATCCTTGACCTTGAAGGGACTTGTCCAAAGCCAGCCTACCCAAAGTAACACTTGGAACATTCCGATAAGGTACCTTCTTTTGCTGGCTTCTTGAAGGTAAGGACTCCTTTTCAAAGCAGCTACCTGACAAAGTGTAATACCCTAACACTTTTGGTCTGCCTTCTTTCGTGCAAAGCACATAAGCGCGAAGAATTTTTCCCTCATGCTGCCTTTTTAAGTGGTTGGTTAAAAAGGCATTTAGTGATTCTTCACCGCAATCAAAACCATTCAAATCATAATCTTTCTCTCCAGAGAAAATTTCTATCTTTATATTATCCACGAGTAAACTACTCCATGCTTTTCAGACGATCAGCAGCTCGTTTCAGCTTGTCGTTCGGTGCCGGAGGATTGCTTATAGCGTCCATAACCAGATTCCAGGATTCTTCATTCAGAACTAGTCTACGGTGTTGCTCTATAACTTTCACGGCACGTTCAGATGCACTGCTAACCATAAACTGAGTAATGCTCTGGTTAGACATTGCGGCAGCTTCCTCGATGATGCTTTTATCGTCATCGGTTAATCTCAAATCGATGCGCTGCTTTTTTAGTGCTGACATGTATTCCTCCTGATGGCCGTGATGTAGGAAGGCCATCAATCTCCTCTGTTCAAACTGAGTTTTCGACTCAAAAATTACTTTAAAAGGCTATAGCCCATTACGTGTGCATTATCAAATTGTGTACGGCATATCACCGTACTTGTAATATAGAGGTCATTGTTACTTTTTTCAACAGACAAATACAAGCTATGTTTGCCAATTGTTAATCACAACCTACCATTTAACCTTTACACCGCAGCCGTAGGCATTTAGGCTATATCACATATAAGAAAACAAGTTGTTTCAGACGATAATTATATACGCAAAGGGAACTCTCCAATGACCAAGATCTTTGTGGTTGGCGGCACAAAGGGCGGGCCTGGCAAATCCACCGTTGCCCAGCAAATTGCCGTTTGCCTGAAAGTCAAAAAGAAGAAGAAGGTTTATATTACCGATATAGATATTCAGCGCACGACAACGAGCTGGTGTGAAGACCGTCGACAGAACGAAGACCTTGAGCTGATTCCTTTTGCATACGTTCAGGATGACATCATTAAGCACCTAAAATCGCTTCAGGGTAGAGCTGAGTTTGTAGTGGTAGATGCTGGTGGCTTCGACTCCGAAATTCAGCGACAAGCGATGCTGATGGCTGACGTTATCATTATCCCGCTGCGTCCTAAGCGTCGTGATTTGAAATCTTTACGTGACATCGATCCTATTATCGACAATGTTCGCAATGTAAACGATAAAGTGAAGGTCCGCGCGGTCATGAACCAGTGCCCGGCTTTGCCATCACAAGTGTCTCGCATTCTGGCGGCTAAAGAGATTGTTGAGACGTTTGGAATCGAGTCTGCGCCAGTCAATCTATATAACCGCAACGTCTATGATGATGCGGAAGAGTCTGGTCGTTCTATCTTTGAAATGACCGGTAGCGAGCGCGACAAAAAGGCGGAAGCCGAGTTTGAAGAATTTGTAGATTATCTGTTGAGTCTGGAGGAAGAAGAATAATGTCCATGAAAATGGGTGACCTAGCAAAGCGCAAAGAGCCTGATGCACCGGCTAAGAACACAACTCCTTTGCGCCAACCAGTCAGACCACAGGGACGCCCGACTCGTGGCAAAGAGAAAATTAAAAGCCGCACAATGTCACTGGAGGACGAATACTTCGAACTGCTGGAGATGATGAAGTTCATCCCTCGCTTCGAGAAGTTCACTCGTTCTGACGTGATTCGAGCAGCCATTTTCCATCTGGCAGAGAAGTCACCGCAGGAAATCGAGGACATCGTGAAATTGAATGAGGCGATCACCGCTGCCGATGTCACGATGCGTACCGATGAAATTAAACGCGAGTTAATGAAGAAAGGTTGATATAAATCTCTAAGGCTGGTCTGCATTGGACAGCCTTAGAAATATTTCGTTCTATGAAAGCTATTCGTAGTTAAGCTCACCGAACAGACTGAACATCAAGTCACCATCCAAAATTTCAAAGGGCAACTCGACATACTCATCCTTATGTCTCGGAATTGCGTTGCCGTCGTTAGGGGCATTCTTGGTATAACCTTTTACATGTTTACCGTTTTCTTTTGTATACGGCAGCACGACAATTCGACCGTGATTTTTTGAAATGATAGTTCCTTCTTTCCAGAGCGTATTGCCTCTTGAGGTGGTTTCGCTTTCGCTAGCAACTTTAACACTCCAACCTACCTGATTTTTGTCCTCAAACCAGAAAACAAAGTTGCCAACAACCAGTACCTTTTGCCCATTCCTGAGAGCTTCATCCAGCATTCTTTTTACGCTGGCGAGTTGCAGTAACCGGTTAGCACGCGGCAGAAGCATTGAGCGAATAGTCGCTTTTGTTTTTCCCCAATGTGCAGCACCTGATAAACCAAAACCTCTGGCTATGCGTTCTTGGTAGCAGATCTTCGCTGTCTTAGCTTTGTTGTTATATGAACATTCCCAAGTGTTAGGAGCAACGAGTTGAAGTGAAACTTGGAATTTGGGAAGAAAAACAAAATGTAAGTAAGGCATCTCGCTTAGCACGTCAAAAAGGGGTTGACGCAAAGTTTCGTAATCTGGGTTAATTATTAACTCATTTAATGTCACTCGCGGATCGTTGGCGTGTGCCTTAATTGCTTCGTTGAGCATTATATGCTCTTCATCCATGAGACGTGATTTGGCTTTGAGTGCTTTGTCAACTTTCAAACGCAATGACTTCTTTTGAAACATAGATAGAGGAAGTTTTTCAATGTCAAAGCTCACGTTTTTATTCAGCTCTAATGCCGCTTTTCTTGCTTCAGGATAGTTATCGTAGTCGTCATCAAAAGCGTGGTTTGGCATACCACGATCAACATATCGCCGATACCAAGCAAGGGTTCCATCATTACGGAGTTTCAGACAGAACATCGACCATTTATTCCGTTCATATTTAGGCTGAGGCCAAAAAGCCAGTTCGGGAAGGCCATATCCTGGAAGTCTATTCATGCGCATGGTGACAATATCCACGAGGCTAAAACACTGATTCTAACATGATCTCCCTTGATAAATCTGTCAATGACATAGCATCTGGGGTTGGAGTCAAATTATGTTGTTCTTGGTATCCATTAGGAGCCTGTTTCTGTATATAAATAATAAGTAACTTATTAAATATATACGGAAGCAGGTCTTTTAAAAGACACCACCAGAACAACTCCCTTCCGTTTTCACTTCCAAAAACTGCCACCAGTCGCTATCATCCGCTCATTGTGATAAGTAAGTAACTACCCACCAGGTGAGCCACATGAGCCAAATCTTTTTCGATACCATCGACAACGACCAGTACGACTTCATGACAGAGTGGAATACCGCTGTTATGGACAAGTGGGTCGCTGAAAACATTGGTTTGTCGCGCTGTAAAGACGAGGCTGAACTCTTCGAGACGAAGTGGTTTGATTACCGCGACATGCATCCTCTCATGGCCACCTGTCTTTTTACGGAGGCATACAAACGTCAGTACTCAAATATCATGCTGACGCACGGTCGCGAACACTTTGAAACAGCTCCGTTCACCACCGGGTTAAAACGTCTGCCTTATCAGGAGTTGTCGACTGCCAATAAAACGTCGCTATGGAAAGCACGCCAGTTTGCGGATCGCTATTGCTGCTCATACGACTACTTTATCTCCACCGTTCTTTCCGCAGCTGCACGACGGCTGTGGGACAAGCTGCCGCGCCCACAGCATTTATGGCAGCCAGAACTGATTGAGATATTTGAAGAGAAATTAGCCAGACGCGCAACAACCCGTCTGGATGACTCTCTGGTTAGCTTTAAGCATATGGGAGACATGCAGTTCAACCCGATTCAGGAAAGCTATTTTGAGTGGATTCTGGAGCGTTTGCGCACCATCCCTCGCAGCAAGCGCATACGCGCAATTTTCTCCGCTATCTGGCTAATGGAAATCGTTCCAGAGCGCCTTATTTACGCCCACTTTCCAGAAGAACTGGAAGAAGCACGGCGGTTTATTGATCCCCTATCTAATTAACTAATACTAGAAAACAATTTGTTTAAAAAACAAAGGAAAGCACATGACCGAACTTTGCCATACAGGACGCGGGCTGTCCGAAGAGTTTGATGAAGATTTCCAGAACAGACTGACGGCATATTTTTGTCGTGATCACGAGTTTCTTACTCGTGCGGGAGATCTGGTTGTGCCTAGCCAATTTGCCAATGCGGCCAATGCCATATTGGTTAATATGGTTTCGGGCTATTACCGTATGTACAAGAGCGCGCCCTCTTCATCTGCAATTCTGGATATGCTTAAGCGTGCGAAACGCGATAAGACTATCCGTGAGGAACTATTCGCCGATGTTGTTGCTGCGTTTAAGCGCATTCTTGCAGAAAAATTGTCCGATACCTCGTACATGGTTGACCAGGTATCAACCTTCGCAAAAAGTGTAGCGTTTGATGATGCTCTGATTAAGGCTGCTGAACTGAAAGAGAAAGGCGACTTTCAGGGGGCGATGGCAATCATGGCCAAGGTTCAGCAGATTGGATCGAACGAAGCGACCGGAATCTATGACTACTACACCTCCGCAAGTGAGCGATTGAAAGCGCGTGAATATGAGGCTTCAGAGGAGTATGTACCAAACAGTATTACAACTGGACTCCCTCTTCTCGATAGGGTGCTGTACCAAAAAGGCTGGGCAAAGCGCGAAATGGTGCTCTTCATGGGGTTCGCTAAATCCGGTAAATCGACCGCAATGGGTGAGTTTTCCATAAACGCAACACTTGCTGGCTACAATGTTCTGTATCTCTCGCTGGAGGTTCACACCACCATTTTATCCGACCGTTTTGATGCAAGATTGTCGGAGACGGAAATGTCCAAGTTGGTGGAACGGCGCGATGAAGTTCATCGCAAGTTGGCAGAGTTGGGAGCTACGAAGGGTATTGGTAGTTTGTGGGTTGTTGAGCGTCCGTCAGGAAGTATGTCACCGGCAGATCTGGACCGTGTGCTTAACAGCATGAAAGCCAACGGCATGGTGCCTGACATGGTTGTTGTCGACTACGCAGATTTGATGCGTGCCAGTTATGACCTTCGTGATGATCGCGCCAACATTCGTAGTATCTACACCGATTTACGTGCTCTTTATGACAAGCATAACGTTGCTGGGATCACGGCATCGCAGACAAACCGTGAAGGTGGCGCGTCAGAAGTTGCCACAATGATGCACGCTGCCGACAACATCGAAAAAGTACGTATTGCTGACCTGGTAATAACGATCAACAAAACCGAAGAAGAAGAAGCGAAAGGAGAGGCTCGTCTCTACTTTGCTGGTTCACGTAACCAGCAGGGAGGGATCAGCATTCGCGTTAAACAAAACCTCGAACAAATGCGCTTCATTGAGCGAATCTTAGACGTTACCTAAAAAATAAGCGTGGAGTATGAGACGACAATAACTCAGTCCGCCTGGCGCCGATTATTCTGGCCGGTTTTGTAACCTGAGTGTCATTTACATGATCCAACAGGAAATGGCGTGACGCTCAATACTTCTCAGGTCAGTTACTATATGACTCAGCGTAAGAAAGGTATAACTCAGCATATCTCGGCCATGAAGGCTGGTATCTCAGTCCGTTCTGGTCGTCGGATCGAAAAAGGAGAGTGGGCAAAAAACAGTGTTCGGCACTGGCGCACACGCAAAGATCCTCTGGAAGCTGTGTGGGACAGCATGCTTGTTCCTCTGTTGAAAGAGAGGCCGGCTCTGACACCAACAACTCTGCTGGAGATGCTAC